GCCTTAGTATAACCTTCTTCAATCTTTTGTCCTGCTTCAGATTCAAAGAATTTCTGTGTGGCTGACATCAATTTCTCTTGACTATTGGCATTTGACACAATTTCATCAACCATAGTTTGAATCATCTGTGATGATTCACCGCCTGACAGTCCCCTTACTTCAGCAATTCCTGACATGTCGGTTGAAACTTGTTGAATTAACTGTTGAACTACAGCTTCATTACCTTTTGCAAGACTTGCTAATACTGCTTTATTACTTGATTGTAATTCAGAGAAAATGGTTGCTTCGGCTTCAAGCATAAATTTCTCTCTAGCCTCGGCTCTCTTTTTCTCCTCGTTTACTACTTGTCTAAGTGTTTTTGATGCGTCATCCGGCATATTCTGTCTCCATAAAAAAAAGGGTCCAAAGGGGTTATTGTGGTTGCCCTTCAGACCCCATCAAAGGAATCCATTAGCATAAAGCTAAGCGTGGCTTAAAAGTTTCCAGGTCTCGATGCTTTTAGAGACTCATGTTCTTCTTTAAGTTCTTTTATTAACATGTTAACATACGCTTCTCTCTCAAAGTCAGGCATATGACTGCTTTCAGAGATACTAATACCAGCCTTCTTTGCTAAGTGGTATTGCTCTCTAACAATATTATTCAAAGATGTGTTAGAGCACAGAATTTTAATTAGAAAAAAAAGTTTTCTAATGGAATAATTGTTTCTTGTTTAAAACCACACCTTTTACTTGGTACACCCTTCTTACCTGATGGTTTTGTGTGTCTACACTCTATATCTAGTACAAAGTTATAACCAAAAGTGTTATTTTCAAACCATTCGGTTATCTTTTCATACATGGGTCTCGGAATGTTTTCAAGTAGATATTTTTTATCTTCTAGGCTTACTTCTTCATCTTTACCTTCAGGAGTTGTCACTGATTTGATTGCGATGGAGTTAAGTACCATTGCAGATTCTACAGCCTTTTGTATTGGTGTTAAATCTTCTTTTATTTCATCAACAAATGCAAAAGCCGCTATCTGGTCGTATCTCGTTACATGTCTTAGTTCTACAGAGATGTTTTCACTGAGAACCATATTATAATCTACATCAGGTGGTAATTCTCTCATTTCCAATTCTGTAAGATTAATTGTTTGTAACGATTGTGAACCACATTCAGGACATTTGATTTCAAATTGATAAAGGTCGCCTTTTGTTTTTCTACGAATTTCAATAAGTAAGTAGAATCTATCTTGTAGATAAATCCCTTTTACATCAAACTCATCTGTGATAACTGAAGTTCCTATTAACTCATCTAGAGCTTCTTCAACTGTAGCTGGGTCTGTTTCGTTTTCATAAACTAACAATCTTTTCAACTGTCCGGTAGTGATAGGTTTAAACTTTACAGTTATACCACTACCGGGCAGTGTGGTTTCAATCTCATAAACATTTAAATATTTCTTAAAATCTGACATTTTTCACCTCACTAATTTATTGTATAGATGCTTATCCAGCGAATGTTGGCGGACTCAAGTAAGCAACGCCATCATCTACGACATGGTACTGATATGACCAGGTAATGTCAAACTGGGCGACATCAGCTGCCGCATAGTCCAGAGTTACAGGACCGATGACTTTTGGCCATGCTCCTACTAACTTATATTTCAGTGTTGGTTCGCCGTCAAGACCTAGTAGTTCAACTTGTTGATCTACCATATAATCTAGAGGTGAGCCATGAATGTTAGTAGTCGGGTCAAGAATCAGTCTTGACCATTCTAGATACCATTTCTGTAGGTCAGCATCTTTGTCCAAGTTATATGTTACTGTCCAGTCGGTAAATGTCAGTTTACCCGCCATCTTATAATCAAATCCCTGCCAGTTTACAAGAATTTCCTCAAGAGTTGTTTCAGGAAGTGATGCCGTTCTAACAAGATATGTAGCAGTATCAGTATCGGCACCGATTCCTACAGGAAATAATGGTTTGACATAGAACAGATATTGTCTAGCGCCAGCCTGAAATTTACTTCTGAAACTCTCAATATCGAAAGCCATTTTTTATTCCTCCTATTATTTTTACGCAGCTCTTAAGGCAGCGATTTCAGTGAAAGATGCGCCTGTCTTAGTAGCTATAAAGTTCAGCACGATGAATTCGGCTGCTCTTGTTGGTTTAATGTATAAATCACACCAAAGCTCATTTCTGTCAATTCGTTCTGGTGTATTGTTGGTCGTATCACAGATAACTAAGTAATCATAGATACCTCGTCTTGCCTTGACATCTCTCAAGAAAGGCTCTATCATGTTGACTAGAAGTAGTCTTGTGAGATCATCATTAGGCTCAAAGAGGAAATACTTAGTTGCCGTTGAGATAGCCTTTTCAAGAATCATAAACAATCTACGGACATTAATTCTGTTGAAAGCTGATTCTTTATCCAACAATGTCTTTTGACCCCAAATGGCTTTACCCTGACCGGCAAAGCTAACAATAGGATTGACACCGTTCATGTAAAGAATGTCTCTATTTCCTAATGTTGGGTTCCATGCTAGTCTCCTAACATTGGTGAGAATTGCTCTTTGAAAGCCTGCTGGAGCGAACCATGGGTCTGTAACATCGTCTGTCCTTGCAAAGATACCTGCAGCATGTCCTGATGCCGGAATCCAACGATAAGCGTTGTTGTACTTATCAAAGACTTCTAACCAGTTACCGTATACTGCCACATAACTAGAATTTTGATTAAAGTTATCAGCAACATAGTCACCTGTTCCTCGTCTCCAGTCTCTCAAATCTGTGGCTTCACTACCACTGTTGTAGACAACTGCTCCGTAAGGACAGTCAATGGTTGCCATTGCGTCCAATCTGGATTCACATACAGCTAGTATGTAAGCCTTCATGGTATTTGACACATTTGAAGAAATCCAAACATTGACATCAATTTCTTCTGGGTTTGCATACAAGTCATATGCTGCCGTCATATCGCCGTCTACTATCGCATCACCATTATTATCTACACCACCGCCAAAGGTTTGCCAAGCAGAGTTAGAAATTGTGATTGAGTCGTTTTTCTGGGCAGGATTAAATGCGATTCTGATATAATCAGATTCTTGATTAATCTTGTTTTCTGCAAACATGCTTGCGCCTTGGTCATCAAGTTTTGTCTCATCTGTAGACACATTCCAAGATTCTACTGTTGTCCATGTAGTGCTTCCTTGTGGTCTGTTCTGCACTACAAGTAGAAACTCATTTGTAGATTCAGGTTTTGTGTCAATATTTGAAATTGCACTATAGGTTGCCCAACCGGAATTACCTCCTGTGACAATTTCTGAGTAAGTACCGTAATCACAGGCTGCAACTCTTATAAAGTTGCCCCAAGCTCCACGGGATGATGCTATCAACCTGAAAGGTTCTACGCCTGAAGCGTCAACTTCTTCATGGAACTGATCTGGGTCATCAGAACTGAAGTCACTCATAATATAAGCGTTTGCGGCAGTGTTTGCCGTATATGTTGATTCAGCTCCACTTGCACCAATAGTACCTGCGAAACTTGCAGACACCGGCATAACTCTTGTGCAGTATAGTTTATTACCATACTTTAAGAATCCTGCTGCGGCTAGCCAATCTTGGTAACAGTTAGCAGTTGTGGTAGGCTTTCCAAATTTTGTCACAAGTTCATTCTCACTAGAGATTAGCTGTGTTTTTAATTCTGGACCCTTGTATGTTTGTCTCAAGATTGAAACGCCAATTGATGTTGCTACTGCTGGAATTGTAGTAGTTAAATCAATTTCGTTTACATCTACAAGGGGACTGAGATAAAAAGCCATTTTAATTTTCCTCCTAATTTATTTTATCATTTGTTCTTTATTATTTATAAAAATCGGGCGATTTTGTCTAAATATTTGAGCAGAAGTATTACGGGAGGTTTGACATCTGTGAAACTTATAGAAAAGAAATCAAAAACATACGGAATTAGGGTCACTGAGGACGAATTGAAGATTATAAAGAAGCTGAAGTCGGAGGGTTATGATGTGCCCGGAGAATTCAGAGACTTAATTCGTAAAGAATTCAATAAGTTAGGTCGTGACCACGATGATATTTATTCCTTATAAATCTGCTGCTTGTGTCACTAATTTCAATTCATATCTGTCATAAACAAATGATGCTTGACACTCCATGTTTCTCTCACCTTCTCTTGTGGTGAAAGACATCTCACCAAGACTCTGAGGCCACACATTTGAAAAGTGTATTCTCAGAACTTCATTGTTAAAATTGTCTGTAACTCTGAGTGTTGCATCTACGGCATAGTTAGTTGGTAAATCACCGTGTTTTATATTGTTGTCGTTGATTGCAATAATCCATTTATGAAGTGTCTTCCAGTTTGTAAATTCGGAATCAACAACAAAGTCAACATTCCACACCTCAAAATCTACATTACCATCATCAACCCAATATTTTGCTCCCATCCATCTCTGTTCTATGGCTCCTAGTGTCATACCAGGTACAATAGTACCGAAGATGTTGAGAGTTAGTTCTTCTGTAGCTGCTAGAGTTGTTTCTGATGGCAACTTCGGAAACACCAATTGAAAATTGGCTGGTGATGATTTATCTAGGATGACATTGACCGCCACTTATGTTCTCCTTGAAGCCCACCACTCTGTCATTATCTTACTGTGCCTTTCTTTTTCTGATATATCAGAGTATCTTTTTTTGTTGGCTTCACTTAATTTCTTTTTGTGTTCTTCTGAATGTTTCTTGCCTCTATGGGATTTACTCATTAATCTTTTGGCTTCTTCTGAATGTTTCTTGCCTTTCATAGGGCTAGTCTTGCCTTTATTTGCATGACTTATTAACTGTTTTGTTTCTTCGTGGTGAGAAAAGCCTTCACCACCTGTTGTCCTATTCGTTAAATTTTTCAACCCAATATTTTCTATCAGTTTCTTTTCCAGATAGAATGCGGAATCTTCATCCAAATTTTCATGTATTTTCAATATAATAGGCTCAAAGCCTTCGATTATAATTTCATTTATCCTATTGTAAAGTGGAGTTTTCTTTTTACGATTGTAGGGTGTGAGATGCATCCACATTCTATAGTCTTTACCCTTACCTACATAGAAAGGTTTCTCATCTTTCGGGTCACATATAGTATAAACATAATAGTTGTCCATTTTTAAGTTCCAAATACCTCATAATTATATAGTAATTCTGCATCATCATCGTATCCTAAACCCTTTACCCACACGACCTCACCGCCTGAAGCTGCCGAGGTAAATGATGATGTTGTGTCTCTACTGTCAAATTGTCCTTCGTCTACCATAATAGGAGCGATAACTTCTTCAACAGCACCAGTGGTGACTTTAGGCGTGAAAAGATATCCTTGAACTTGAAAATCCATATTCCATAATAGAATCCTTCTATCTTCATCAGCCATTTCAAAGTTGAAATCGGGGGTACAACTTTGAAATACTACTTTGATATCAACAGTAGCTTCTAATTCTGGAATACTCAATCTTGTAAATGCGTGTGGCTTAAAGTACGGTAAAGCTTGTTCAAGAATTTGGTCAACATCTACCATATATAATGACCAGACATTGAGCTGAAATCCATAGTTGTATGGTACGGGATTGACAAATCTTGTAACCTCAGCGGCTGATGTTGTAATGGTTTTAGTTATTTCTCTGTGAAGATTTGTCTGCCTGTCAACTGCAAACTCACAAGACTGTAATTGAACAGACATAATTGGAAGTACCTCATCGTCCTTCCTTGATGTGAGCCAGTGATAAACTTTTTGTTTCGGGGCAAACTTCAAGGGAACTGTGAGATATTTTCTGATTGTTGCCCCATCGCTTTCATATCTTGCAATTCTAATATCATTAAAGATATCAAGAAATTGTATGATTGTTTTTCGGAGGGCTTTGTAGTAATAATGTGTTCTTGCCACTAAATTTCCATTTTACTTTTCTTGGGTTGTTTCTTCATTTCTTTATCAACTGTATCTTTTGTTGTGTGTGCGAAACCCTGCATAACACCATCTTTATACCAAAATCCAGTGATTGCTCCTTGTGGTGTTCCGTAATCCACAATAAAGAAATCTTCACCTTTGTATTCGCCTGTAGCAGGCTTACCGATAATTGTAATGCCCAATGCAAATACCAATACTACTAAATAACTCAACAATTTTTTCATAACACTCTCCTTTTATTTAATTCCTTTGATGTTTAAACCTCTTTCTATAACTTCAACCAAATTTTTTATGACAGAAAGACTGGCAAGAACTCCATTTATATTGTTATCTGCTAAGTCTTCCTTCAAATTATCTACACTAGATTCAATGTCTTTTCGTCTTTTGTCTGCCCACTTGAATTTTGTAGATGATGGCATCTTAAAGCCTTTTGGCATTCCCGCTTCTTCGGGCGTTCTGGTTACCTCATCAATCATTTTGTCAATCTTATCAACTGTTTTCATTATCTCCTCGTCCGAACCCAACATCACTTATTGGGTCTATTTTATAGTCATACTTATATGTATTCCTTTTGTAATTGTTTTCAAGCCAATCTGTAACTTTTTGTTTATCTTTAAAAATATCGTATAATGCAATTGTCAGCGGTCTGTTTATTGGTCTCCACTTCAATTCAGAAATTTGAGGTAAAACATCTGTACGGAAATAATCTCTAATTTCTCTCCTGTATTTACGAGTATTCTTTCTTCCTTTCTTTTCTGAAAAGAATATTTCTTTTCGGTAAGACCATACACCCCAATCAACGATAGGCGCAATAAGTCTTTCTTCTATTGAAGGAATCATAACAAGTCCATACTTTCTTGGATGATGCCAAAAAGGCTGTCTTTGCTGTAATCTATATATCTGAATACTATACCAATTTACATATTTTTGAAAATCTATAATGAAGTTCTTCTGATTCTCTATCATTTGTGGAGTTTCGTATGGAAACCCTACGATTAGAGCTACTTCATTCCATATTCCTGCATTGTGACTGTTGATGAGAGTGTCTTTTATTATCGTATCTGTGAGATTCTTGCCCATGTATTTTTGCATATTGTTATCAATAGTTTCTACGCCAAAATACAGAACTCTACAGCCACTCTCATAAAACATTTCAAACAGGTCACTGTCAGAGTTGTCAAGACAAGCACTGTCAGTCCATGTGAACTTTAGATTTTCTCTTGCCACCCAGTTACAGAATTTGTCTGCGAACTTTCTAGATGAGTTGATTGCATTATTGCTACTGTAGAATGAGTTGTAGCCTTTATCTAGATGAATCTTAAATAAATCTTGAATCTTATCCCACGGTAGTATTCTGAATGGTTTCTGTCCCATTCCTGCCCATGCACAGAAGGCACATCTATTGTAACACCCATCAGAGAATTTCATGCCTGCTTGTTGTATGTAATTATCTTTATAACTCTTATCAGGAATTTCTAAGTC